TTATTGAAATTCCGGGACGACATACACCTTCACGTAAACGCCATTCTTCATTGCAAATTGTTCTAAAGTTTTTTGTCTATATTCCGTTACTGTAAAAAAATGAACGATTGGTATTTTTCCCTTATATTTATCTTTGTAGTATGTTGTGAACTCACCATACCTTTTCATTTTCTCACTGTTTATATTCATCATCTGCGTACGATCTATTTCAACAGCATTTAATATTCCTTCTTCATCTCGGAATTTCACATCTGGAATAATTGTCTTCTTTTTATCATCTATTTTATAACGTATAGGTGTTTCTATCTGCCAGTCATCCGGACAAAACAGATAGAGCCACGCTTCATTTCTCATAAGGCTGTGCGCTAATCGAATTGTTGGTACTATTTTTTCTGTATCATCGAATAGTGCGCGCCCTTTTTTATTTAAGTAATATACATATTCTTTTTTGTACACAGTACTGTTAACAAATGTTCCTAACTCCTTTAATATACGGTTTGCATTTCTTATACCACCTAAATCATGGATAGCCATTAAATGCCTACGTGTAGCAAATTTCAGCTTTCTAATCGAGGTCAGAATCATCATCTGACGATTCAATTTGATGTGTGTTTGTATTTTCATGTTTCTCCACCTCATATTGTTTTAGTACATTCCACATCATTTCATTAGAAATATAAGGTACTTGAATTTCTGTTAACCTATCCGTTTTAAACAAAGCGCGTCCAGGTATACTTTTAATCGATTCCAATCCACATTCATCTATAACTACTTGAGAAGCCGTTTGTGTCGGTAATCTAAAACCAAGCTTTGCATCTGAATTTTGTTTAACTTGTCGTGGTAATGTATCTCCAGTCGGATATTGTGTACAAAAAATCAACCTGAAGCCAAGCGCCCCACCAATCCTTGCTATATAAGAAAGCATTCTCTGACAAGCCACTAATAATTTTTGCTGCTCTTTCCCCATACTTTTATCAGGACAAAGTTCAGCCCCTTCATCAACTATAATGAAATGACGTTCTTTTATCTTTGTTTCTACAACGTTTGTATAATGTCTTTCCTTCATATAGAACATTTTCTCTTCCATTTTCTCAAGGATGGTATTTAAAACTTGAAATGCTTGAATTGGCTTTTCTGCTATCGAATCAACTTGTTGTAAATTTTGATATGGTCCGAATTCTAAACCGCCTTTTAAATCGACGATATATAAATGCGTATGATCTGGTTGTGCTGTAATAAGAGATGTCATTACATTCTTTAAAAATACGGTTTTCCCCATGCGTGTTAAACCACCTAAAGTCATGTGTGGTGTTTTATCAAAATCATGATAAATTGTTTCTTCTAGGCTTTGCCCTATAGGCACAAGCCATTTTCCTTGTTCAACTAATGTTTTTGACCATCCCCACTTATTAGGTATGTCTTTACGAAATACTCGAACGCTTAATTTATAGTTATCATAATGAATCCGAACAGGTTTATTTAACCCTTCACTTACAACATCCTCGACCTTCTGAATAATTTTACTCGGCATACCTACGGGTAATGTGTAAACATATGTTGTGCTACGATCATCATCAACTTGATTTTGAAATTTAGGATAATGTAGCTTATCTTCTCTTTTAATTGCGATTCCACTCACCTCAAAAAAGACTTGAATCTTCTTTTTATCATCATCTTTTCGTTTGAACTTATCACTTACTAATGCGTATGTTAATGCTGCTGTAGGAACTATTAGTAACTCCAACATAAACATTTCCCCCTTAGATATCCTATAAGGATATCATTGCACTCTTTTGGAATATAACGGGACGGGCCTTTTCTTATACCCTTCCTGATGTCCTAATCTTCCACATTGTATTCCTTCATAGAAATGCAACTAGAACATAACGTAGAAGGTATAGAAACGAGCCTGTAAGTGTTGTGTACAAGGTTACACGTGGAAGCCAATATGGAACACTTCTACCCATTTTTTCTGCTGCCTTCATAGCAATTACTGACAACCCTGTCGCTGTCCAAATAATTACCGCCTCCCCTGCAAGTGTCATGATTATTCCTCCTCTTCCTTTTCACGAAAGGCAATACCTTTTCTTGTAAGGACCACCTCATAACAATCCATTAGAATTTCCCAGTTTAAAATATCTTCTTCCTCACCATATAGATCTTCTTCTAATACCTGCGACAAACTGAAATATCCTTTATATTCTTTTCGATCATAAACTTCATGGTTTTTCATGTGATTTAAAATTGATTCCGTCTCTGCTCTTGATCTTGATTCATTGTACATAGATTTTAATTCTTGTGAAGGATGTAGATATGGAGTTGTGTTTAAGTGATTATACTGCCAACGCATTTAACCATCTCCCCTATTAATGTCCTTAGTTCCACTTGGTATTCCTCGTGGTCTTGATATAGGTATATGAACTAGAATGAAATACATTGCCTGTCCTCCTGAAATTTATTTTTTAAAAGGACAAAAATGGTTTCACAAGAATATACATATAGGGGGTGTAAATATGCTACGTAGCTACTTAAAACAAATTGTAGATGAAAAAGGATTACGTTACGGATTTGTAGCTAAAAAAGTTGGTATAGCTAATTCTACAATGACTAACTTACTTCAAGGGGGATCGCCGACACTTTTAGTCGCGATTAGAATTGCTAAAGTTCTTGATATGAAAGTAGAAGATATATGGATTGAGGAAGAAATATAATAATATAAAATCACACTTTTAAAATATTGTATAAGTTGGTATGATTTACTTAATTTAAGGGGGATGATTATATGAAGGTTGTCCAATCGATATTTAGAGGATTTCGTTTAATCAGTAGGATTGTTAATCCAATATTAAAGGCATTATCTAAAAGTAAATTTTAATTACATAGAAATAAAAAAAGGCCGCCCAACAGGACGGCTCTTATTTTTGTTAATCAAACTATTCTTTTGTATAGAAGTATTTAAGTCCTTTCGCATCTAACCATACTGTTGCTCGATCTAATTCATTCCCTTGGCGGTAATTTGTCTCAAATCTAACTAGACCTTGCTTGTCCCCACCAGAAATAATACGAGATTCATATCCTAAAGAATCCATCATTCCTAACATTTCTGGTACTAACGCTGTTCCAAATTCATACGTAACAACTTTATTAAATTTATTCACTGTGATCTCCACCTCTCCATTATTTGTACTTGATTGAATTGTTTTGCCAACAATAACTTCAGCTACCGCTTTAGCTGCCTTATCAAAGTTAGCACGGTATTTTTGCATATCTGTTTCATTATCGATAAAGCAAATTTCAGGGAGTAATCCAGTCTTAGTTTTATTAATCCATCCTAAATCCGTAGAAAATTTAATCCCTCGATCTCTCAATCCAAATGCATCAGCCATTGCCTTTGAAATCTTTGCTGCTAATTCTCTATTTCCGTACGAAGGATGTAACCAAACTTCACACCCTGTACCACCAGGTGTAGCATTCAAATGAAATTGCAAATCTACATTACTATCCGCTACACGTAAATGATTATTTGCTGCATTGCTCCAAACTGCAGTTTGTGTTGTTCCAACTTCATCAGAACAATTCACATATTTCCATCCAGCTGCTTGTACATACTTAGCAACTGCATCAAGGAACTTTCTATCCTCCACATGTTCTTTCCCATAAGCGCTATTTGCACCTTGCACGATACTATTGTGACCACCTGATCCTGCAAAACAACCCATTGTTCAACATCTCCTTTTAGTGTAAGTTATTTTTTTGTAATACATCTTTTTGTTGTAATCCTTTATTGCTTAAATAGTTGTTCTTCCATGCCATATATAGAGTGAAAGCTCCTGTAATTACTGCCACTAAATCGTTTGTAATTTTGTCATCAATCGTTTGGTACCCAATAAGATTCAAAACACTGTTAATCACAGCGATTACTAATACGACATAACGACTAATTGAAGCTGCATCAAAGTTTTTCATAATCTCACCTCCTTTCAATAAAAAAAGTGACCGTATATACGATCACTTCCCTGCGAATTTAAAAAGAGCCATTATCCCACCGGTGATAATAGCTCCAACTACTGTAGTACCAATCCAAAATACTAATTTATCTAATCGATCAATCCTCAAATGAGCACTTTTCGCTGACTGCTGCGCTTCAATTGCAACATCCTTAACGTTACCAAGCGTATCTAACTTTGTTTCCACCCTTGTTAATCCAACTAATAATTCCTTAAAGTCATCATGTTTTTGTTCTGGCATTTATTAAGCCTCCTTTTAAGCTGCAAAGCAACTTGGATCCATTCCGAAAATATCTGCAATATCTTCCTCACTCCTATCTTTTAAATAGGATTGTGTTGTCGAAATATCCGAATGATTTGCAAGTGATTTTAATTTTTCGAGTGGTACACCTTGCACTTTTAAATTATCTAATCTGCTATGACGAAAACAGTGAGGATTCATTTTATATTCCTTACCTTCTTTTTCGTATAACATCTTAGAAAATATCTTGCACCAGTAATTAAATGCGCTCTTATTTAAAAGTTTTCGTTCACCATTCTTATAAACTCGTACGAACAAATCTGGAATAGCATCTTTACCGCGCTGTTCTATATATAAACGAATACATTTCTGTACTCGGGGATTATAATACAATCTGAATTTCTTACCTTGCTTACCACGTACTACATTCGTAAAATAACGTTCTGTTAGTTCTTCTTTTTGAACTTGGTAAACTTCATTCTTCCTTGCTGCACTGTAGTAAGAAAGCGCTAAATAGGTTGCTAACATATATTTCTCTTGTTCAAGTAATTCATCGATTAACCACTCAATTTGTTCTTCAGTTATAAAAGTGATTTCTCTGACTGGATTCTTAGGTAATCCTCTAACCCGTGAGCCTACATTAAATTCATAATCATAGTCGTCATCATCCGCACAAAACTCTAACGCGGACCTTAATGCGCTCATCAGTCCATTTACACGTGCATTAGACATTCCCAGCTCTTGAAAAATAATAGATAAGTTTCGAATATCCTTACGTGTTAATTCAATTAGATTTTTATTTTCGAAGTGTTGATGTAATAGAAACAAAATAATTCGTAAATCCCAATGATATTGCTGTAAAGTGCTTGCCGCTTTCCCTTGTGCTTTCTTTTCGATTAGAAAATCTTTGACTAGGTTTTTGTTTTCTTGGCTAACATACTTTTCATAAATTGCTTGGTCTACTATTCGTTTCACACTGATCATCTCCTCAAAATAAAAAGAGAAGCGAAGTCGCTCCTCCTGATCTATGAATTGAATTTTTACTCAAAGCCGTATTTTGTTTATAATGAATAACCCATCACTGAACTATTTGTAATTAAATCTTCTCTTTCATTTTTAATTAAATATGAGTCGATACCGGTTTTTAAGTCTGGACGCCTTGAAACAACATAAGTGTATGTGTATATTTCATCAATAACTCTTTGCGCTAAATAATTTGCCATTTTACATACCTCCAAGTAATACATCATCCAGAGCTTGCTGTGTTAGTTCTAACTGTTTTTTAAGTAATTCTAATTCTGACGGTTCCTCTGGTTGCGGTTCTTCTGGCTTCGGCTCAACTGTTTTCACCCATTTACCATCTTTGAATACAGGCTCGTAAGCTAACCACGGGCAAACCTCTAAAGTACAGTTTTCAGGAATATCAGGCTCATAACCTATAATAACCTCCTCTTCATATGGTACTTGAACAGGTACGTATTCCACGTTATGCATTACACAATCAGGACAGCTATGTTTGTCGATTGGTTCTTCATAGATTGGAGTGTGATCCTCTCCTTCCTCTTCAGGTTGAGGGATTTCAACAGGTACATACGTACCATCCTCAATGGACTGGTGAAGCGCGCATAATTTCTCTTCCGTGACAACCTCTTTTTGTTCTTCTCTGTAGAATGTTTGTTTCTCATAAATCGGTTTTTCTTCTAAAGGGATAATCTCAGTAAACTTCCCGTTTTCGTCATAACAATAACCATAATATTTAGCCATGTGGTTTCCTCCTTAATCTACTACGTATGTGATTACGAAACTGAAATCTTTACCTGCAACATTTGTACTCCCCGGAGACGTTAACATAACATCACCACTGGAACTTACAGTTAATAGCCCTACAGTACCATCATTAGCAATGATGTTCTGAGTAGCCATTAAGAGTGGTTTCATATCAGAAGGCATAGTGAATATTACATTGCCTGTCGAACCTGCTTTGCGGCGAACTTGCGCCCGTAATGTAACAGTGTTCCCTCTCCTGTCAGCTATGACTCCATTAGTACCAGCCAATTCAGCATCAGCCGTTAATGTTATTGTAGCTCGTCCGTCTTTCGTTTTCGTTACAAGGTTTGTATCAACATTGACATTGAACTTCCCATTTGTAACATCGAAAATGTCCTTTCCGTTCTGTAAATCCCGCAGAGAGAACTTACCATCAGGGTACAACTTGAAAGCTCTAGAACCTACCCCGTTAGCATCCTTGAAAGCAAAGAACACATCGTTATTTACTGAAGTAGTCCCTGTAAAAGAATCCCCTGCTTTCTTTACAAGATTAGATTCCGATAGAACGCTAAAAGTGCTAGTGTCACTGTTGTACTCCCAAATCCACTTACCTGACGTTTTATCCTGAAGGGCTATCTTATTCTGCGTACCTTGCCCTTTCAACAGGTAATTGTTTTTAGTAGTTCCCCCCGAGGTAAAATTGACACCTTTATCAGGATCGAAATTAACATCCCCTGTCATCGTACCTCCAGTAGTCTTTAACAGGTTAGTATCTGTGGTAACGTTAAAGACTCCATTCCCGTCGACCGTGAAGATATTTTTATTTAACAACACGTGCCTTAAGTTAAATATGTTAGAACTAGCTACATAGAAATCAAACGCCCGTGAACCCGATGCCGCTTTAAATCCGAAAGGAACATTATTGTTAATATCTAAGATACCTGTCATCGTTCCACCTGTTTTTGGTAATGCTCCCTTCGCTAATTCCCCTGCTGCAATAATCCCGTTAATATCTACACCTTCAAGTTTCTCCCCTGCTTCAATTGCTTTTTGAATAATTGTAAATTCGTTTGTTGATTCTACCGCGCCATCACCCGAATATGATTGTTTAACAGTGAAACCAAACGGTTCTGCATCTAACTCCTGATCCTTTTCAAAAATCCGAACTTGCCCATACACATTTCCTGCCGCTGCTAGAGTTTGTGTTTTTAAGATGATTTGATATTTACCTTTCATCGCATTAATCGGTTGCAAATCTTCCTGAAATACTGTTGTACCGTCTGGCTTTTTAAAAGTGATTCGAACCGCTTTCGCCTGACTTAAATCTAATTCTTGTCCTTCATTTGTTATGTTTAATACTAATTTAGCGGAATTTCTATCACCTTGTGAGAAACGTATTTCCTTTGTGGATATCTCATTTACTAAATCTACAGTAAGCTCACGTGTTTTGAATGTCATATAACCACTCCTTTATTTATGCAAAATAAAAAAGACCAGCTTATGGCTGCTCTCGTTTCTCATCGATTAATTGTTGTAATAATTCTTCTAATCGGACTATCCGATTTTCTTGATTAGCTACTTGTGATTTTAGATTTGCTATTTCTACCTTCTGTTCTTGTACTGTTGTATCAACTTCTTGTAACCCTTTCATTCCAATGGATGCGTATGAATACAAGTGAATTCCTTTACCACTTTCATCGATAAACACTTCATCACATTCATCTACAATTGCTCCGTAGTATGTTTTAATATCTTCCGTTGTCAATGGTGGATCATTGGGACTTTTCTCTTCTCTCATTCGGTATAGCTCGTTTACAGCATTCTTATAATTAAATTGTCTAATTTTAAGACTTCTAATTTTTTCTAAGGCTGAAAAAGAAACATCACGAATGTTAGATTTGTATTCCCGTAATGAAGGACTCATGAAATTACCTTGAACAGATCCCCAACCATTTTGAGTAACAGACGACTTTACTTGAATAACACCTGTATATCCAGCCACACGGCTATTACGTAATGTAATGTTTGGCAACCTTAAATCTGCATCTGAACCGTTATCTTCAAGGACTAACGAAGTTTGATATACCCCCGGTTTTCCTCGTCTGAAATACCAATTCCCATTCCCTGTATAAAACGCTTGGTAATCATTAGCATTTAGAACACTTATTCCGTTCCTTTGCAACTCCCAATACACAGACTTTTGAACTGTGCCATCAACTATACCATCACTAATACCAATGCTCGCATAAGCCCCTGGCCATCCTGCACCTGCTTGAGACATAAATAAAGTGCCTTCTGGAGCATTAGTCCTTTCATCTGATCCTAAGATGAAAGTCGGTTGTACTGCACCATCTTGTCTACGATAATAACCAAGAAATGCTCTAGCAACTCCGCTTTCATATAGACGTACAAATTGATCATCTAAACTAACATAGTTATTAGTGTTTGATGTTCTAATTTGACAACCGCTCAGCAATCCAGATTTAATCCACTCAGCGTTAACTTTACCGATTAAATCTATTCGTGCAGCATTTAACTTAATGTTTTCTTTACTCATGTTAATGGCTGCAATGACATCATTTTCTTTTACAGATATGCTAACGCCCTTTTCTGTTAGCTGAAGGCGCGACTCCATATCTCTTACATAAGAGTCTGTAGCAAATTGTCCATCAGCTTGCGTCTTCGTATATACTTCTGTCTTTTTTGCTGCCGCATTGAGACCTTCTTCATTGATAGTAAAGCGATTATCAATCAAAGTCATCTTTTGGTTAAATTGTTCAGTTGCAAGTTTATTAGCTAATTCATCTAATAAATCTTCTTTATTCTGATTAACTGTTTGCTTCAACTCAGGAATCTTAAACCCAGCAACATAATCTTCTACCTGTTTAAGCTCAACTTTTGCTCCGATTGCGGTTGCCTGTTGTTCTATTTTTGTATTTGCTTCAGTAAGTTTCTTACCTTGTTCATCTACTATATTGTTTAAATTGTAAACCGAGGAAGATAATCCGCTTGCTGTTTGTTCTATTGATGTAACTTTTTTATCTATGACACCTTGATCGTTTTTTAAATCAATTATGTTACGCGAAAAACCTTGGAGAGTTTCATTCACTTCGTTAAATTGACCAGCAACCTCATTTTTTACTGATTCGATATCAGGTACAACAGGATCCCAAACACCATCTTTCCAGAGCTTTAAAATACCAGGTTTACCATTAGAAATATCTAACCATAACGTTTTTCTGTCTATAAGCCCTGTTGTTGGTGGATTCTTAGCTTCTATGATTTCAACGGTATTATTCTTAATATTTTCTTGAACCTTTTCAGCAAGTGTTTTCGCTGCTTCGGATTCTTTCTTTGCATTACTAGCCGTTTCATTGGCTTCTTTCACTAATTTATCTAGCTGATCAATCATTTCTTGTTTATTGCCAAGCGAACTAAGAATACGATTGTAAATTTTTCTTAATTCCTCATTTGGATCAATAATTTCATGGTAATCTCCAAATACATATTTATCTTGCAATGGATTTTTAAATGATTCATCACCAGCAATGGCTCTTGCTTCCAAATAAAGTTTAGGTGTAAATCCAGTATCTTTAATTCGAATCGTATCGCCCTCATTAATTAACTCATGAGATAGTCCAAATACACGACCAATTGATTGTGCTTCAACTTCATAAGAGACAGATGTATTTACACGTTTTGCTAACTCTGTTTTCATAAGTGTCATTAAACGTTTTGCATCCATGTCTTCGTTTTCTGTCTCAGGACTATAAAATCCAAATTTATGTTGCCCTTTCTCATTCCACCTTTGAAATGCATCACTGTCCACAAGATAAGGGACACCGCCATTTATTTCTGTAATAGTAACAAACTCTCCACCTTCTTTTTTCACAAAACCTAGTAAGGCTGTACAAATGTTTTGAGAGTTTTCAATCCGTTTAATCCCCATTAAATCTTTACCAAGGGTTATTTCTTTCCCTGTTTCTCGCCCACGCTTGTTTACCATATCTACATAACGCCCAACGACTTGAGAGCCTATAACTTCAGCACGGTATTGTATTTCTAATTCGAATAATGATGCTATCTTTTTTAGAAAGCTTAATGGATCAATAAATTCATCAATAGTCATAGAACGGAAACTAGCGTATTCTAAATTCCCTTTTTGCCACTTTGTACCTGCAAGAGCGATATCAACCATTTCAATTACGGTTTTACCTTCTAGTTTTTGTGGAGGAATAATTCCAGCTTTAGCAAGCTGAATCCATTCTCCTGATGCATAAGCGGTTACTGATCTATCATCGGAATTCTTTTCAATTTCAGTAATTACATAAGGAACGATACGACCATCGCGCACTTCTTTTAACACTAAGTTTTGCTGCATAAGTGTGGATGAATGCCTTGTATTATCAAATACACGAAATTCTAATGTATCAATATTATTTTTGATTTCCCAATGTCTTTTATCATCCCAATAATCTGTAGGCTGAATGGATGCCACAATTTGTTCTGTTTTAAAATCAACAACATGCAATTCACCACTTGGCGTTCTCATCTGTATCTCTCCCTGTAACTGATTGTAGCTGTAACATCTGGTGGCATTATATCAATACGATTATCCCCGCGAATGATCTTAGGAAACTCACTAAATATATCTTTAATATTGATAGCATCTTTCCCGTTAATCGTAACAAGACTTCTTTCTGTATCAATTATTACTTTGTCTCCTGCATCGAAAATATAAGGCTTTGTATTAGAAGGAACTTTATTTACTTTCCAAATCTTTAAATCATCTATTTGCATTACGTCAACAGGTTGGTTGTTATCCCACTTACATACCGCAATCATAACTTGTGCAATTTTTCGGTTAGTCATCGGATTTCCAGTTTCATCGATCCAACGCTCAACAATTGAAGCATCATCGATTTCTGTCCCATCTCTGAAACGAGCTACATAAACAGTCCACTCTTTACCTCGTCTCGCAATACGTAACCTACCGTAAAATTGATTAAATGTATTAGGGTGCGCTCCACTTGTGTCTACTAGTTTTCGTATACTGTTGGGTGTTCCGGCATTTCCAATTCGCATGTAAGCTTTTGTGATTTCAGCATCCCAATATAAATCGTTCATGTTGATTCGTGCGACAATATTACTTGCATCATCCAAAAGTAATACCTCGACACGCCCCATTTCCCCAATACTTTTAGATTTCAAACGCACCCATGTCTCTATTTCAAAGTCTTGTAATGGTCCACCAGGAATACTTTTCTTTGCTATCGCACCATGAAAACCTTTCTCTTGTCCGTAATCTTCACAATATAATGCGTAACCATCCCTTGATTTAAAACTACCTGTACCTTTCATTTCTTCAACTTGTCCCGTAACAGGAGTCCAACCTATAGGTGAAGCCATTTCATCCCATAACACACGTTCACGCTCTTGTACTGTTGTTTCCTCCACAGTTAGAGGATAACCAATACGGAAATAGTTTCGTTCTGAAGGATATTTACCAAACCATACATCTAAAAAGGTGCTTGGTTTTTTTACAGTCATTTCAATTAATGCCGGAACTTCTACGCTTCCTTTATTCGTGAAATAAGAAGTAATTTCAGTAGACCAACTTTGTACAAATGGATGAGTTTGTACTTTTCCTAATTTATAAGGCATTGGACAGATGAATTTCAAAATACCTTTTCCTAGGGTAACAAAATCATCAATATCAAAATCCTCATCAATAACAGCAATATATGTCCTATCTGGTTTTGTATCAAAAGTTAGCTCAGCCGCTTGTTCTGTAATAAGCCATTCTGCTATTTCTTCTTTTAACGTTTCTAAATCCGTCCCATCTGGAACGATAATTCCAACAGGTACAGGAAGCGGACGCGGTTCAGTATCTGTATTCAATAATCTTGCACCAGGATATCCAGGAACTTTTAAAAAATTTCGTTTCAAAGGTGCCCATGTTGGTGGACTCCATCCTTTTTCTATTTGGATATATTCTTTTCGTTCGTTATTAAATGTAAAAGAACTCATGTTGACACCTCATTTCTTTATAAAATAAAAGAAACCCAAACCTAAAAGGCTGAGTTTCTCTTGTTTTCTCTATCTTGATATTCAGTTGTATATCGATAAGTACCACGTGCAACTTCTCTTCCTTCTAAAATCACAGGAACTTCAATTGCTAAACCACCACCTGGGACTGCAAATTCGCCATTTACACCTTGACCTTGATATAGGCCATTTGCTTGTAATCCTATGTTACCGACATTAACTGTTGGTACCGCTGCTTCGCTCATTGCTTGAGATGCGCGGTTTATTATTCCAATTGAATTTTCCATTCCAACCGCAAGACCAGCACCAATATGCTTACCAACTTTATCTCTCATTAATCTTGATGGACTGTGGATGTCAAAGAATCCAGTAAACCCATCTAAAATACTACTACCGATGGATTTCACTTTATCTAATACTTTTCCAGCCATACTACCTAAACCGTCTATCAATCCGCTTATTATATCTTTACCTATCTTAAATAAATCGATTTTTCTTAAAGTATCAACAATCTTTGGTACAATATCAGTCACAATTGTAGAACCCAATTGTCCCACCATGCTTACAATACCTTTTATTAATGCCCAAATTAATTGAACACCTGCTTCAAGAATTTTAGGTAAATTCCTAATTAATTCTCCTGCTAAAGTGATAATAAGATTAAGTGCCGCCCCAACTAATTGTGGTAAAACTTGTACAATCCCTGCAATTAACATAAGTAAAATTTTGATACCCGCCTCAAGTATCTTCGGTAAATTTGCAATTAGTGTGGATGCAATTTTAACAATCAAGTCTAACGCTGCGTTAATAAGCTGTGGTAAGACTTGTGCTATACCATTAATAATAGCTAACAGTATTTTAACCCCAGCATCAATTATTTTGGGTAAATTTGTAATCAAGGTATCTGCTACTTTTGTAATTAGATTTATTGCTAAATCTATTAATTGAGGGATCATTTTTATAATTCCATCTATTAAGCTTGTTAAAACTTTAACACCTGCTTCAATAATCATAGGTAAATTTGCTGTAATAGCTTCAATCAAAGTCGTAATGACTGTGATAATCGCTAAAGCAATCATAGGTAAAGCTTGTGTAATCCCTGTAATTAGTGAAACTAATAAATTTATCCCAATTTCAATTAACTGAGGTAAAAATGACATGATCCCATTAATAATGGTCTCAATAATAGTTACAGCTATTGGAATTAATTGTGGAATCATCTGCATAATTCCATTAATTAAAGTCATAACCAATTGAAGACCTGTCTCTATAAGTGTAGGTAATACCTGTACAATTCCAGAAATTAAGGTTTGAATAATTTGAATCCCTGTTTGAACGATCATAGGAAGATAAGTTGCAATCATTTGTGAAATTGTATTAATGATTCCTACTATCGCTTCAAGAATAATTGGAGCCGCTACTACTAAACCATTCACAAGACTTGAAATCATTTGAGATCCAGCTTCAAGGAATTGCGGTAAAGCTGTTGTTACGAAATTTGCTATATTGGTAAAAATATTTGTTATGGTTTCAAGAATGATTCCTGAGTTTGCATTCAAATATTCTGCAATCGCTGGTAAATAACGAGATACAGAAACAAGGACACCAGGAAGACCACCAATAATTGCTCCTGCTATAGAAGGGCCAATTGTCTTAAAAATCTCTCCTAATTGGCTGAAATCTCCCGAAAAAACAGCTTTCACAGCATCAAAAAGATGAAGACACGCTTCACGTATTTTACTAACTGCTAATCCTATCATTTCAGCTGCATCTTGGAATCCTTTTGGCAAATGGGTAATCCAATCATTTAAATAATCTCCATCTGCTGCTGTCCAGAATAAGTATTTACCTAATGAAACGAGTATATCTATAAAGCTCTGTATACCGCTTATCACGCCAGTAATACTGTTTTTAAAACTTTCATTTGTTTGCCACAACTTTTTTATTCCGATTACTAATCCAACTATTGCTGCGGTGGCGGCTATAAATCCGCCTACAACTAATGCAACTGGACCAGCAACAGCCCCAATACTTACACCTGCTATTCCAGCTATACTGGATAAGGTGACAAATACCGGAGCTAGAGCCATGCAAGCTCCAATTAAAATCCCTACTGCAACAGCAATCGTTGTTAATGCTGCGGCTAATGCTGGATGCGCTGAAATCCAACTTGCAAAAGCACCAATAATGTTAGCTACTATGCCTAAAAGTGGCTCAAGTGCCATTTTTAAGTCACCCATTGCTTTCTGGAACTTTACAGCTGGGCTTGCATCCATTTTCTTTATCATTTCATTTAATTCTTCTTGGCTTACGTTTAAATCAATCACTTTATCTTTAGCATTTAACAGTGTATCTATAATGTTTTGCCCTTGATCTTCAAACATTGTCATTTTGTTATCGTAAAGGCTTTTTATCCTCTACTTCTTGCACTTCCTATTAATGCAAGCTCGGCATACGTTTTCACTAATAAGTGTCGCGGTCTCGTGGAGGGATTATATCTTTTCACCCTCTATGCTCTGCCCCTGACTATACTTCGTATAGCCTTCGGTTCAAGTCAGGAATCTCACCCTTCTTGCTTCATACCGCGATTTTACTTCGGCACAATTTATCATCTACCGAAAAGTTTTACACCAATTTCATTTCGCTTTGTTTCATCCTCAATCTGATTTAAAGCTTTAGCGATATCTGTCATAGCGGCTGAACCTTCTTTACCGCCTTTTGCTACAGATTGTCCCCATTTTTCTAACTGTTCTGCTGAAATTTTTGTACCTTCCAAAGCTTCTTTCATCGACTTATCGACACCTTGACCAAATTCGGCTGCTTTGATACGACCTTCTTTCAAACCATCTAAGAGATTATCAATCATTTATATTCAACGTGATTCGCAACGTCACGCCCGTTCTCTTATGAACTGCTATACGTCACCGCATAGATTAGACTATATCTTCAACTACTTGAGTTGCTCCCCATTTCGAGTGTCATATGCTTACACCCTACGTCTTTCGACTAGTCGTTGCACGTTCCTTAATTAAAAGGCTTCGCTCAGTATTGTCTCATTTGAGAGTTTCACTGAATTAAAGGAGTTTTTCATTGTATGTCGCCATACAAGGGAACTATAATCTAATTCCAGGTTCCTGTATCTACCCCAGCTGCCATAATCGCTTGTACTTCTTCAGCTGTATATCCAGCTCGTGTTAACTGCCCGCCATATTCAGCGATAATATCTAACTGTTCTGGAGGAAATCCCATTTTTAATAAGGCATTTGTTAAAGCTAAAGCACTATCATTTGTTATTCCTAATTCACTGCCAACCTCATTTGTTTCTTGAATTAATTCTGTAAAATCAATTCCTGCATAAGAAGTCGCAATTGCTGAAGCTCCCTTTACAATAGCTGTATTTGCTTCATCACTTACATTTTTGTTTAAAGCCCATTGCCTACGCGTTCCTTCAAGAGCTTCTTCCACATCTACACCATACGCTTCAATTCCACGAACAGCTTGTTCAACTGATTTCTTTGAAGAAGGCGGAACTTCAAATGTTACATCAATTTTCGTCTTTAGTTTAGAAGTATCAAGAGCCTTTTCAATTACTCCGGATATACCGCCAGCTGCCATCGCTCCACCTAACATATTTTCTAAACCGATATCTAATTCTTTGAAACTTTTCCCGGCTCTTTCAGCTTCACGCGAAAGGTCCCTTAAATCATTTCGAACTTGTTGTATTGAATTACCATCATCAACAGAACGAAGCGCACGTTGTAACTTTTCAATATCAGCTTCTGCTCCCAATGCTTCACGACCAATAAGACCAATCGCTTGATCTAACTGCCTACTGGTAGCCGTACCACTTTTAATTGCATTCACAAGACGATTTCCTAACGCTCCTGCAAAATCATCAACACTTTTCCCTGTAGCTCTAAATAAGGTTTCTAATTGCCTTGTTGAACTTGCTACATTGTCTTGTTCAGCTTTCATATTTCCAAGCTTATTTTTCAGACCATTAAGTGACCCTTCTGTAAATTCAATTTCACGCCTAAACGCACGATATTGTTCTTCAGAAATCTTTCCATTTTGAAACTGAGCTTGTACTTGTTGTTCAGCTGCCTTCAATTTATCTAGCTTTTGGGTTGTATTTTCAATTGCTTGTGTAAGTAATTGTTGTTTTTGCGCTAATGCTTCAACATTACCTGGATTAAATTTCAAAAGACGTTCAACATCTTTTAGTTCTTTTGTTAAATCATTACTACGTTTATTTACATCTTTTAAAGCATTTTGTAATGGTTGAGTGTTCCCATCAATTTCGATTGTAATCCCTTTAATTCTTCCTGCCATTTTCTCACCTCTTTTCTTTAGAAATTGTTAAAGTCTGCTTGCGTTGCTTTACGCGTTTTTTCTTGTGGCGGTTTCTGCATTTCTAAATACTCATCGATATAATCTAGACACATACCAATTGTCATATCTTCTAGATCAGCCTTTGTAAGTTTGCATTTATAACACAAAACAAGGAACGTCTCAGTGGTGAATACATCACCCTGATTCGCTCCTTGTTGACTATTATTACTATCTACAACTTTTTTTTAGATTGAATTGTGGAAGCTATCATATCTTGAATATCTTCTAAGATTTCAATGATTGGAAATTCATCAAATGAATCTAACCATACCATCGGCTCTGGAATCTTTGGATCAGCCGTTTTTGCCATAGTCCAAACTAAATTATAAAATACTTCAAAATCCACACTATCTAACTTACTTGGATCTAGATTTTCCATATCGATTTTCCCAAGTGGTGCTAACTTGAGAAGTTGTGCGAAATAATCCTTTCCAAATTGTGCTTTAAATCGGACTGGTGTCCCTCCTGTACTTTTTAAACGAATGTCTTGACCATCTATTGTAATTGTCTTTTCCATATAATTTTTCCCCTTACATTATTATTTTTTTGTATATACCGCTGTATACCAGCCATCATAAATAGCTGCTGTTGTTTTAGATGCTGTTTTCGTTTTAACCAATGGTTTTCCGTTAATCTGAATTGGACTAGCAACAAACTTTAATTCATTTACGTTTGGCTCTGCGGAACTGCCTTTTGTTTTCGATGCAATAGTTGGACGACTTGCTGTACAGCTATACATAACATGTCTAACTGCTTTTTCATCAGCATCAAATTCAAATAAAAGTGCAAATGGTTTTCCTTTTGCGTTTGCAACCTCGTGTAATACACCGTCAGTTTCATCTAATTGCTCACCTAATACATCAATTGCAAATTGTTCCGGGATAGTAGCAATCGATAAAGTTCCCTCATAACCTTGGTTATTATCAGAAGAATAATAAACCATATCGTCAGCATTAAATTCCGTTAGCTCACCTTTTGGCTCATTTGTTAGTTCGACAGCTCCAGGCATTCGAACTGGAACTCCAAATTTAACCGCACCATTTGTTGTATCTAATAATGCATAATGAACATTTTTTAAACCGAAAGTAACTTTGTTCATTTATATCGACCTCGTTTCATATGTTTTTTGATACATTTTTTCAGATTCAATAAAAGTCCCGTACGAGTCATAAGGAATCTCATGATCGTCTAGGACTTTTTCAAGTTTTGCTTCTGCAACTAAGTCTTTTTTAGTTGTATAAAGCTCAATATTTAAATCATTTATCTTGTGGTAGACCTTGTTATCAGCCATTAAATTTGCTGATCCGTCCACAAGGAAACAAATATAAGGTGGCGCTGGAACTGGTTTAGTTGGTGTTGCTGTAAAATGAGAATAAGCCACAGGATAACCTGTAGCTTCAAGAATTTTTGTTAATTCACCTAATGTCATTTTTCAATCGCCTTCTCTATGCGTTTTTCATATTCACTCACCATCCAATCTTCAACCGGAGCAATATGAGGTGTCCCAAATACCCTTCCTCCATTTGCCGTCGCATGACCTTTTTCAAGTAAATGCGTTAATCTGTAATCAGTCCTATTGTGGATAAATATACTCTTACCAATCTTTTTTTTAGTCCAACCTTTTACATATGAACCTGATCGGATAAGTTTTTTATTCCGTATATTATTCTTAATCTTCTCAACGCCTTCAGACGTCAATTCATCTGTAATTTGATCAACATCTTCACTCACCACTTGTGAATATCTTCTTAATTGCCTTGTGATTTCATCTGTTAGTCTGCCAATCTGAATAGACATTATTTTTCACCTCGAAATCATTTATATCAAGTATGCTCCTTTGCGATAATAGTCAATGTTTGATACATTTCATCATCATTCATTGGCGGTTCGATAATATCAAAGATACGATCCTTCATTTTAATTCGCATTAATTCTGTAATACCTGTCGTATAAGGAATTACAAACCGATAAATTCGTGTAGACTGTGAAGCCGAAGCTTCAATGTACTCCGAACCTTTTACCGTTTTTATCATCGCCCACGCTTTTTTTACTTCTTCCCAATTACCTGTTTCAACTTCTTGATTCAATTCATCTTTTATTACTTCAGGTTGTTCAATGATAATTCGATTTCTACAATCACCTGTATTCAGTGGTTTCTTGTACTGAAAAGGACGCATATTAATCACCGTCCAATTTAATTTCTTCTAACGCTTTATCGATGCCTAAACTATTAATCTGACTTAAAAAATTCTTATCAAAATACTCTAATGCATCGTTATAAACATAACGAGAGCGTTCAAAGACTAATTCCTTGAACTCCTCGTCATTATTTAAATCATAATCTCCACAAACCCTAAGTAACGCCTTGTTAGATGTAGAAAGGATGCGCTTTAGGTTATTATCTTCATCATCACCCAAGTGCATCCTATCTTTAAATTCCTGTAATATTCCATTCGAAATTACCTTATCCATTCACATCATTCCTTATTTAGTTTCTGGAGTTGTAGGCGGTGTGAAAGAAATCTTTAAGTCGTATACAAGAGCTGCTTTATTATCTTTTGGTTTACCATTCGCAAACTGTTTGATTGTATAAAGCGTAGCATCTTCAATCGCTAATGTTTGGTCAAACTTTTTAAGTTTATATCCGCCAGCAATTGCTGCAAGATATTGACCTTTTACAAAGAATAATGCTTTTCCTACTGGAACTTCTTCAGATTCAACAGTTTGAATGTTATAAGGTAATGCCATCACCCATTGACCTGTTGCTGTTTGAATTGTATTGCGCGCTTGTACACCGATTGCATCCACAGGATTGACAACCATTACAATTTTGTTTAATACTTTACGGGATTTTCCTTTGCCATCAACAGATAAAGCTTTTACTACTTCATAAAGCTCACCTGCAATTACTTCACCATGTTCCGACGGAGCAAATGTTAATGTGCCGGATGATTTTTTATCAGTAACCGCGCCTGTAGTTGCATTTACATCTTTCATTAAACCTACAGGTTGATGTGCTACTGATCCACCACCATTTACAAAACCGAATTCTAAACCTACTGAATACGATTCTACTAATAAAGTTCGAACGTAACGTTCAACCCATACTGGACCAAGCTCTAACATGTCGTTCGGAATAGCTGCAAATGCAGTTAATTTAAGTTGACCAATTTTTTCTTCTCGGAATGCTGCATTTACTTGTCCTCGAATTTCACCGAATAACTCGCCCCATGCATATGCTTTTGTTGCATCAGAATAAATGAACTTAGTAACTGCACCTAAATCTTGTAAACCAAGTGCTTCAAGCAATGGATGTTCTGTTACTAAATCTTCAAATACTCGTTCTTGCGTAGTCACCGGAAGGATTTCGCCATCTTTAAATCCACCTTCTTGTACAACTGCATTGAAGAATTTTGTTTCTGCTGCCGTTAATACATTTTGTCCACGTTGTTGAAGAATAGAACGATCTAGCATTTCGTCATTCACTTGATTACGGACTGTGTTAATTACATCCGTTTGCATTGCATCAAAAAAATTCTCAAACGCTGTTGCTTGTTCTTGTTCTGTGCTTTCCGCACTAGTTAATGCATCTGTTAATTTTGCTTTCGCTTTGTTAAATGCTTCAGATTTATTGAATTTAATAACCATTTCGTGTTTCCCCCATTTTTTTATAATTTTAAAAGGAGCCCTTTAATCCCACTGTTTTTCACAGGTTTAGAATTTGGCTCCTTTGGTTGTTCTTCTATACTGTTTTGTAAATCATTCAGGATTTCATTTTTTAACCCTGATAATGCAGCGTTTAAATCTTCTTTTGTAATTCCTTGGCCTTTATTCATTGTTCCATTTCTAAAACCATCGATTACTTTCTGTGGAAGCATGGCAGCAGTAGCAGTTGAAGCTGTCATTTTAACTGGATTCTCCATAAACATGATTTCATCCACAAAGTTATTTTCCAATGCTTGTTGTGGTCCCATCCAAGTTTCTTCAGCCATCATATTAAGAAGTTCTTCTTCTGTTTTACCACTTTTAATTACATAGGCGTTTACAATTGCTCGATCTGTTGTTTTCAACATTTCAGCAGCCTTTTCCATATCACGATGATCTCCACCATTCCACATGGATGCATTGTGAATCATAATTTGAGCTGTTGGCGAAATTTTAACTTTATCACCAGCCATCGCAATAACAGAAGCAGCACTTGCGGCCAAACCAACAATTTGAACTTCTACATGACCAGGATAATTTTTCAACGCTGTGTAAATCTCTGAACCTTCGTGTACATAACCACCAGGACTATTAATCGATACAATTAAATCATCACCATTGGCATTAGTTAGTTCTTTTGAAATCTTGCCTGGACTTGCAGCATCCATTTCAAACCAATCATAAATCCAAGCTTCATCATTTGAAATAATTGGTCCTTTAACATCAATTTTCACCGTCATTTTGTTTCTCACCTCCTTCAGTTAAATGAGTTTCTGTATAGTTTTTCGTAATATAATGTTTGTTTAAATTCGGATCATTTGAAATATCATATCCTACTTCCAATCTAAGCTCATTACCTGTGAATGCACTAGAAGAAATGAGTTTATCGATACTTTCAGCAAGCTCGAATATACTTTGATAAGAAACAGCTTTAATTTCAATTTTTTGACCTGAAAGATACTCTTCTTGTTCAAAAAATTTAACATTTGCTTCATCTGATATCTTTTTTAACAAAGGTTTCACTGTGAAAAGCATGTAATTTTTTGTTTGCTTCTCTACATCAGCCATTTCGCCATATAACAAAGCGGTTGGAATACCAAAAGCCATTGCTACTTGATTTAAAAAGCCATTTGTTACTTTATTGATTTCCTCCACACTTTGCCCGGAGTTCCCACCGCCCGATGTTTCAGCGTATTTAAATCCTGGTTGTTGCGGAATGATAGCAACATCTTTTTCTCCAATCGCTTTATACATGTTATCAATGAACTCTTGCAGCTTTGATTGGTGTTCTTTGCTCTTTGCAGCAAGCATGTCCATATCAACTGTTCCGCGAATTTGATTCTTGCGTTTTTGAGAACTTAATATTCTACCGAATAAATCACCATAATCGGCAAACAAACCATCGATAAGAGGCGATAATTTGTCATTCCGATATCTTAAATGAATGACTTCGCTTTGTTTGAAGCTTCTCTTAAACTGATAATCTTTAACTGTGACATTCGTAAAAGTATCTTCAAACACAGCGTATTCATTATGTTCAAAGTCATCGGCAATAAGTAGATCACCATCATCAGCTTGTATAATCAAAGCTTCATTATCATAGATAAGCTTGTAAATGAATCTTTCCCAAAAGGTACTTGCTGTCATATTCTTATTCGGTCTAACATTTAATCGGTAATAAAGCTCATTCTTTTCAAACTCTTCACCATTTTTCACTCTAAATTCTGACTGGCTTATTGTTCTTCCTAAAAAAGAAATACATGTATCAATTGCTAATCGCTTCATGTGGACTCTATCTGATTTTTCAATAAACATTTCCACATCAAACATAAATCCTAATTCACTATTTCTTTTAAATACCGCGTCCAACCATCCAATGATTATCACCCCCTTTATTAAAATTTAATACCGTCTAACATAAAGTCGAATTCATCCACAAGAATGTTATCCGCTTGCCATAATGCATGAATAAAAGCTTGGAATCCATCCGTTTTGCGCTTAAATTCATCTTTTTTCAAATATTCTTTGTTGCCGTCTTTTTTGATGTGGACGTAGACGTTGTTGGTGTACCAACGCATTAATGGATTATCTCCAAAAATAATACGATTGTTTGCAAATAACGTTTCAACTCTTGGAGCTAAAAGAGAATGTATTGCCTTTGGATTACGAATATACAACAATGTAAATCCTTCAGCTTCAAGTGCCGTTTTAACAAGATCAAGACGGAAAGTATCGGCTACAATCGTATTAACACCATATAGCTCACGCATTTTTACAAACCAATCTACAATGTGGGAGATATTAATTACAGGTTCATCCACAATAGTTAACAGTCCATTTTCAGCCCATTCATAAATAGGCGCTTTTAATTTCACCTTATCCAAGAATCCTTTTCGTACAAACGAATGACTTTTCCAAATATAATCCTCACCATGTTTAAATAGTAAACCGACTGCCGCGAAGTCTTTGATGCTGGCGAAATCGAGTCCTCCCACAGCTACTTTGTGTCTTAAATCCGGGACTTCCCTAAGTGTTTCTCCATCTTCTTCAAAACCAGTACGCATTATCTCTTCCCATGAAGCTACTGACTTTGTTAGGTCCGTTTCAGGGTAATTCATACGTTTCGTTATGAATTCTTCACGGTTTGATGGATTGTTTGCTAACTGTTTATATTGAGTAAATACCTTTTTAAATAACCCTTTAGCATAAGAACTTCTCGGCTCACTAAACATAGGATTGGCTTTTTCCCACACATCAGGATTATCGATTTCTTCCGGGTTATCAATCTTGCAAATAAATGGAAATAAAGGATCGTCTAGCTCTTCACCTTTCAAAATATTCATTGCTCTTTCTTTCGTCTTGTCCAAGAATCCATCACGAACAAAACCATCTGTACCAATAAAAAATTCTCTAGCATTTGGTACTTTTCCAAGTCCACTAGAGAATACATTTACAACATCAAAATTTTCATATTGATGTATTTCATCATAAATAACACAACCATCACGAAGACCATCTTTCGAACTTGCATTAGATGTATGATATTGCATAATACTTTGGGTATCATTACTAAGTATTTCAACCTTAGTTCGATAAAACATATCTTCTAATATTTCTTTTCCTTTAATAGCATCATAGACTTCACGAAAAGAAACTTTTGCTTGTTTTTCATTATTGGCCACAATTGAAACATTGTATCGATCTATCCCATGCAATGGACTAATAAAGAAATGACATAATGATGAAATCAAACCATTTTTACCACCGCCACGAGCCATCATAATGAGAAACTGCTCGTAAAAAACAGAATCGTCTTCTTCATAAAAAAGAAAAACAAATGCGGTTAAAAACTTCTGAAATGGTTGTAATTCGAAATACCATTTCTCTGTAAACTTTATATAATCATCATGCATTTCATTATCGAAATACAGATCATCACGTATTAAGATGTATTTCTCCAGGTAATCAATTAGCATTATGCGCTCTTTATTTAGCTTAATTTTCCCTGCACGATACATTTTAATATATTCAGTGACATATTTATTTTGAATCATGTTAAATCTTTCGCAGAGCGCTTAGTTTTTTGTTTTTCGTTTTCAGCAACTTCTTTTGGCAATAAATTAAACAGTTTATCGCATGCTGCTGTATAGCGATTAATCATTGTGTTGTATGACTTTTGGGAGGGGTTTTCCACAGTCATTTTTTGTGAACCATTTTCATACTTAATCGTTGGTCCTTTTAGTTTAATTTCCTCTTCTAGTATCTCAAGAGTAATTGTCATAAAAGCTACACGTTCAATTAACCTTGTAGCTGCTTCACGTTTTTCATTTGAAATATCTTTGAAGATTTTATGCCACTTTTCAACTTCTTCTGCAATCATTTCATTTTGTTTTGATCTACTTAATTTAGCCATTCATGGATCCCCCCTCCCTCATGCGCAAAATTGCTGATAAATTTGAAAAATCGACCCCCTCCTCCGGTGCCCCTTAGAGCATTTTTTGATGAAATTTTTTAAGGGGGGGTATTATATTTGATTCTTTTTTACCACTTTTCATCGTGTTCCCATTTGTTGATTTTCTTTTCGAATACTCTACCGTGTTCTTTATTATGGCAATCCACACAGACTGTTTCTAGATTATCCATTTCTAATGCAAGTTCTGGATGATGTTCTAGTTCTTTTATATGATGGACAACGAGTTGTATCTTCTTACGCTTCGCACTCTCACTGTACTCATTGGTGTCCACACGAACACTACCATTACGCTTACACTCTTGGCATTCATAGTTGTCTCTCTTCTTTACTTGTTCACGTATACTCTTCCATTCACCACTGTCATAGAACTTACGCTTCTGTTGTTTGGTTTTGTATTCCTTCATTAATCATTGCACCACCATGCTTACAATGTTTGCACTGTAATCCATCTTTCGTTCTAGCTTGTCGCTCAGTGTATCGCTCTTTGTGTCCGCATGATATACATCTAAACTGTACAAACCTCTTTGGTTTCTTTTCTTCTAATAACCCAAGAATGAATTTATTTACTACACTTTCACCAGCTTCTTTCATCTGGTTTGGCGTTGAATTATTAACTATCTCATCTAATTTATCTTCTAATTGTTTTAATAATTTGCTTTCATTATTATTAATTGCTCCCTCGCCTAATCCTTGAACGAATGCACCAAGGACAATCGCCATCTCAAGTTTAGTTAGTTGCACCTATCCTCACTCCTTGCTATCTAATAAATCATCAATTAGTTTATTGATTACATTTATGTGTGTTTCTTTTTCTTGTTCTGATGTTGTATCTTCTTTTAACTTTTCAAACACTTCAATAACGTCTGATACCTTTTCCTTACTTACATGTCCAATTAACTCGTTATTATCAATGGAATTAAAAATTATACTAAGAGCAACCGCCTTCTCAAGTTTGGTTAATTGCATCTATCCTCACTCCTTACTATTAATGAATTCATCCATTGTCTTACCAAGCAAACTAACCATCGCTTCTCTCTTTTGCTTTGGTGTTGTGTTATCTTCCAACTCATTAAAGATTGGAATTGCACCTTCTAACTTCTGTTTATCGATACGTTCATTCACAAGATCCTGTCCTAACATGGCAATGAATGTTCCAATCGCAACCGCTTGTTCTTGTTTAGTTAGTTTCATTTATTCTCACCTACAATAGTAATCTTTTCTGCTTTGACTAAAATTCGTTCCGCATTCTGATCCACGACTGAAGTTTTACCGTCCTTGCTAATAGTAGTAACTGAATTAGGTTTCATCTTTCATCCTCCTCCAAAATAAAAAAGCACCCGAATGGATGCTTTATGATTAATTATTTGTTTACACTTCAATTACGGTAAATGAAGTTTTATTCTTCTCCCAATTACCTAATGTCGTTATATTCATCTGCTGCAGCAATATTAAGTAATTGGAAGAAGAGCAAAAGCCCTTCTTCGCTTGCATAACGTAATTTACAGTTGGATGTAAAATCAAGAAACAACTGTTCATCCCATCTGCAACCATCGCCACCGGTTATGACGATTCATTTTCAATTATCAGGAATTTTGTGAGCAATGTTTTCCGCCATTTCTCACAATACAAATATATCACGTGAATTCCAAAACAACCGGCACATTTCCTGCCAAAAAGCGGTCACGACTCTGCCACTTATTTTTATATTCTTCTCTTATTAATTTTATCTTAATGAGTTACCCATATCTTATATTGTGTGTAACTGACCCCTTCGCCAAATCCCTTGGTATCATTGACTTAATTAAACTTTCCCTTTTGAGTTACACAGTATGAAATTTATGAGTAACTGTATAGATTCAAAAAGAAAAAGCAATGCTTAGATTTTAAACCTAGTCATTGCTTTATCCATTGCATCTTGGTTTACCCCTATATAACGTAACGTGACCTTCTCTGACGAATGATTGAATATCTCCATGAGTAATGCTATGTTTTTCGTTTGCATGTACATATGATAGCCGTACGTCTTTCTCAGCGTATGTGTTCCTATTTCGTCTAATCCGAACTCTGCCGCTGCTCCACTTAATATCTTATATGCCATGCTGCGCCCAATAGGACGATTCTTACCCTGTCTACTTTGTAATAAATACTCATGATCTTCTCTTTCTTCAATAAACCATTTAAGCTCCCTTTTAAGAGATGCGGTAATTTGTATTCGTTTCTGTTTCCCCGTTTTCTTTTCCCTCATGGATATATGACTGCCTTTAACATCTCCTACCTTCAGTTTCAAAATATCCGAGATTCTCAAGCCTGTATTGATCCCCATAATAAAGAGAATGTAATTACGTAAACTCTTTTCCTTAAAATATTCTTTTAACTGCTGTATTTGCTCTGGATCACGTATCGGTTGAACAAAGTTCATTATTCATTACCTCCCGTTTCTTCTGTCTCATAAACTTCTAATCCAAGTGCAAAAGCAAGTTTATAAAACGCTTTGGACTTCCAACGTCGATAAGTACGCTCTGACATTCCGATTTCGTTATAAACCATGTAATCACATACGTCCTCTTCTTCTAAATAACGTTTATAAATAATATCTCTTTGAATGCTTCCTGCACGTCCGTTCCCTAATCGATTTAGAAACTGATCAATACGTACTGACATTCTTTCAAGCCACTCTTCTCGTTTGCTTTGCTGAATATTTGCTATAGCAACATCTTCTAACGGCTTACCAACTGTATGTGTAGGACCATGCTCACGTATTTCATAAGAAGGAGTGACTTTCATTTCTTTACGCATCATCCCAAATTGTCTATGTATACGTACACTTTCCAACACGCCTTCTAATTCCTCTTGTGTCGCTGTTCTATCAATTTTTGGTAAGAAAGATAATTGTTTAGTCATGTAAGACCACTCCTTTTTATTTTTAATTATTTTTGTCTTAATGCTCCACGTCTACGTTCATAACGCGGTCCACGAATTCCCATTAAATCTTCAATGTCACGAGTACTTAATTTTTCTTTTCTCTTTTTCTTATTTTTCTTTTTTGCTTGTTTCGATTGTTTTTCCCACTCACGCAACTGATCTCTTAGCACCTTCATTTCCCCATCTCCCTTTTCAAAATAAAAAGGACACCTATTCCTAAAACAGCTGTAATTGCTGCTTTAATGAATTGGTGTCCTCTAGTTTTCTAGCCGGACCATATTTGTTTTTCACTTTAATTTAGCTTTTTTACTTCCCTTATAAAAGCCATACCGATAATCAACCTCTGAAATAAAAATTACAAGTGCCATAATGATTCCCGATTGTATGAAGCTTTTTGAATTACTAAAGGTCACGAACATAATGATTAAGTAAAGAGCCCAATACATTCCGAAAAACTGTTTACTATTCATTTTCTATTCCTCCAGTATTGTTATTTTATAATTCCAGCTTGTACAAAGATGTTTCTCCAAGCTTTATTAACTTGATGCTTCTCCACTTCTTTTGTGCGACGAGCAATTGCTTTTCTAATTTTTCTTTTCTTTAAAGCTTTCATTCTCCCAACCTCGCTTTAAAAGGATTATTTTGTTGAGTTTTTGATCAGTTCAGGATTTTCATAGATATTCCCTACAACCTCTACATCGTCGTAATAATTACCATGTTTATCTTTCATCCCAGACAACTCCCACATCTCTCCATTTTGAAATGCTGGATATAAAATGAAACACGGCGACCCTTCTTGTCTCCAAAGAACCTCGAATGTACCACACGTACCAGTAGACCAAGCTTTTACAATATCACCCTCATAAATATCAGTGCCGTTTTTGTCTTTTAAACCTGTGTATTGCATCCATTCGTAATCGGTGTAGTAATTAATATCCGCAATTTTATAATTAAGTGCCAGATCACTGAACTGTTTAAATTCTGTATCCCACGCACGAAACTTTATTTCTCTCATTTACTCTTCCTCCCCTGAATAAAACTCAATATTCCGTCAATACTATAGATGACATGGTAATCTTTCTCCATTACCTGAGCAGTTAGCTTTTGCTAGCTGCTCTTTATTTTTGAATACTAATCGTGATTTTGTACCATACTAACCATAAGCAGTTATCTTAGCAGTGATTTCTGCCCGGAATCTTTTGTCAAAACGGAGCGGTCAGTTTTTGCTAGCCGCTCTTTTATTTTTTTACAACGTCTTTTGGGCAAGCACGTAAAATGTATGGCAATTCTCCTGTTTTAGATAAACCAAAGTCCCCTAATCTCGATACCATTACCACGGTATATTCTTCTCCTTTATAGAGAACTTTTTCACCTTTTAAAATACCGTTATAACCAACTATCCTGTTGTATCCATACATTGTTACACCTTTTAATTTCTTATCAAGTTCAATCATTGCAATTGTCTTAATACCATCATTATTCTCTTCTGCTTCATGCCACTTTATATCTTCCAATCTTTATTCCTCCTTGAATAAAGCCCAAAATCTTGGCCATACTATAAATAACACTTAATGATTGAACTTCCTTCTTAACGTTTCTTTCGTAGAGCAGTTAGCCTTTGCTAGCTGCTCTTTTATATTCCTGTAATTCCTTCTCGAGTCTTTCAATATGTTCATCCCTTATTTGAACATCATCTTTTAAAAACTCAATTTCCTCTTTAAGTTTCATCCGTTCGTTAAACAATTGGCGATATTCGTGTATAGATGAATCACGACTTGCTCTAAGAAGCTCAATTTCTTTATTCCTCTGTTTAAGCTGCTTTACAGCATGATCGAAATCAGCTTTTAATAATTGATACTTTGTAGAGCCTTTCATCCTAGCACCTCATTTCTCTACAAAATGAAATTTCTATTATATTTCCTTGAGATCCGTATACTTAGCAATATGGCCACAATCGTTATCCCGAACATGGATAGCATGCCATTCTCCGTCTTCAGAGAAATTATGCACTGAAGGATCCTTCATTTTCTCTCCGCATGTAGGACATTTCCACTCAACAGTCACTGTTTTAGTCCTGTGTAACCATCATTGCTCATCTCTATTCGGTACCGTTATAGTTTTTACATACATATCCTTATTCCCCTTTCAGCTCTTCGTTATCGGTTTCTTCTAACCACCATGCACCTTTAAACTCTCCATCTATTATCATGCATTCACAATATCCACCATGAGTTGCTTGTCCGCAATTGCTACATTCCATGGTAATCACCCTTTCTGCCAAATAGCGTTTTTGTTCAGTTTCACTCTGAAATTTTCTAATTAATAGGACATACCATTAATTCTCTTTGCTCTGTCGCTGTGTTTGTACCACCCCAAAACATTTCTCCGCTACCGACTATAAAAGCTTCAATTGCTCTACCTGTTTGATATTCGGATTTGAAACCAACAGTATTTCCAAATCTAAATAATTTCCCTGGTTCTAAATCAGCTAGACTCACTTTAATTTGCTTATTGTATCTGCCGTGTAATGCATGTAGGACATGTAGGGTTTCTTTATGCTCACGTTCACTTTTTTCTAATGCCCTTGCCACCTTGTCATGACTTTGTTTCCAATCATCTATTTCTTCATCTGCTCTCTGTAAAACTGTTAATATATCAACTATGTCCGAATCATCCATACGGGTTACCATTTCATTTCTAAGACGATCTTGCAATTCCGCTATTTCCTTCATTACTCATTCCCCTTTCAAATAACGATTTTGTTTAATTTCTAACTTTTATCACATTAGTTTTAAATGCTTCACCCTTACGGTTAAAAGATACAATATTCATACCATGATAATCTCTGTGCCACCGGAAAGTTGGATCTAATCTATTATTAAACTCTCCATCAAACTTTCGTATCGTTGAAATTTTGATATTCTTCATTCCCATAAAATTTTCTTCACCTATTTTTGTCATTTGTCTATTTCTTGTATGTCTCATCCGTTCCATTCCCCTCCATATCTTTTATCACTAAGTGTAAATATTAAGTTGTAAATTTAATTTACTTAGTGCTATAATTCGAGAGATCGATAGTTACATTCACTGATCAACCTCATGTAATTTTAATAAAAGTTCTCGAGATTCAGCCCCTAACAGCGCACCGTTAGGGGCTGAATTCTTTCCAAATAAAGATTTTATAGAAATTTAACGTATATAAAACGACTCGTATTAATGTGCTGTGTGTATATATCGTGCTTTCTAAATAACAAACTAAAAACATTCTTCAATACATACTTTTTAAATGATTTCTTGATATGAGGAAGCCCCTCCCAATCCTCTTTTTCTTTTTGTAATTGACTTTCAACAAAGTTCCATCCGCCCCTAAGATCAATAACATGTGTTGAAAAGCATGCTCTTATCTCTTTTACTTGAAACTTCCAATCCAAAACTGCAACGTAATGAGGCAAAGGCGACGGCTTTACAATTTCCCCGTTATCAAACTGAAAATATAGCTTGTACAAAGAATCACCTCTCTTTCTCCAAAATAAGAATTTTGTTTTAATACTCTACGCAATCCTCACACCAATACAAAATTTTGTTTTTATAACTCCAATCATTTATGCCTCGGATCTGGTTTATATTTAATTTCTTGTCACATAAGTAACAAGTTTTAACTTTTGTTTTTCTCCATCTTTGTTTCTTCATCGCCGCTCCTCTTTTCTTATTCGAATAACTATTTTGTTTAGTTTGTATAAGTTCCATCCTTCACCAATACATCATTACGCACACGATTCCAATCCCACATAACTTCCTTCTTTTGATCTCCGTTAAATTGCACCCAAGTTCCGAATCCTTCCACTTCCCTAATGCCTGTAATCGTACCTTCTCGCCCCTCGACATCCACTAACACCATTCCGTTTTGTATAAATTCCAAGTCATTCAGCCTTTTCATTCCACACTCCCCTTTACGAATAATCTTTTTTTACATTACACATACTATCTACAAGTCATTTCCCATGACTACACTCTTTCAAAACGGAGCTTGTTCCTCCGTACTGTTTTAGATCGCGGCAGGTAACTTAGTCAATTACCTGCCATTTTCTATTCAAATAACGCTTTTGTTTGGTTTTAATCTTCTACTTGTACAATATTTTCAACAAAGAATACTGGTGTTAACTCGACGGATTTGAATCTTCCCCTCACAATGGCACATGCATTAGAATCATAATAAGAACAAAGCACGATTTTCAGATCGCTGATAACATCTTCTACTTTCATGTAAGAATCATTATCATCTTTTACACAATCACCTACTTTGAATTCATTCAGTTCACGTCCTACATTTTCAAACATCCTGCGGCGTTTTTCTTTTTCAATCTCTTCAGGTGTAGCTTTTCTTAAACATTCAAATGGATAGTGTTGATAACAACCAGATGAATAAAAATCAGTGATCGCAAAATCTAATCCATCTTTCGTATATTTACCTTTTATTTTGAATGTGTGTTTTAAGGAAGTAACCCAGTCTTCCATTTGTAATGGTTCCTCATAATCTACAAATTCATCATCGAAGAAAGAATTGATTGTTATATTGCAAGGCCCCGCAAGACCTCCACACATCATCCAAATTTCCCCTTCATTATATTTATAGGCACTGCCATTATTAGAGTTAGGTGTAATCCAGTTTGTTTTCATACGTTCAATCGCTTTAAATCCTGTATATGTCTCCATTCTTCTAAACTCCTTTTCGATTAAAATGACACTCTTATTCAATTTCTCCTCTATATTTCTTTATTGCTTGTTCAATCGCTTCGATACCGCTATCTGAACTGTCATACCATTCAACCGCCTTCATCACACCTTTTAATCTTTCTTGCATTACATCTACCCTTATTAACGACTGTTGAATAGTGTATTTCATATTGAGTACTTCTTTCGCTGCATCTTCATAACCTAACTCAATCAAACGACTTGCCATAGCTTCAAGATCTTCTATTTTTCCATACTCAAACAGTTCATTAGCGTCTTTAAAACATAAGTAGTTATAACTTCCCCCGCTCATATTTCCACTTCTCCTTTTTCTATAAAATTCAAATTTGGTCTTTATCAAAAACTTCAATATCATGTAAAACCTGCGTAAAGATTACGTTGATCCAGCCTATCTACCCAATAAACGTTATATAATGAACTTGCAAATACCCGATTTGCACAATACTTACTTTCCATACGACTTATGCTTGAGTGCTAGGAGAAATCCTAGCCTTTTTTTATTTAGTACCTGTAGATCCAAAGCCCCCAACGCCACGTTCACTAACCGATAGTTCTTCCACTTCAACGAAATGAGCTGTTACCACTGGCGCTATGACGCCTTGAGCAATACGTGTTCCTTTTTCAATCACATGAGCTTGCATATTTAAACTTATTGGTCTTTCAGTGTTATCAACCAGCACCCCAACCTCTCCACGGTAGCCACTATCCACCGTTCCAAGTACCACTCTTAACTTTGTATTACGCGTCATACCGCTACGCGGGCGCACTTGCAACTCGTATCCTGGTGGAATCTCAAAAGATAATCCAGTTTGAACAACCTTCGTTTCGCCCGGCCATATAATTGTGTCCTCTGCTGCAACAAGATCAAAACCCGAATCCCCTGACTTCGCATACTTCGGCAATTCCACATCTTTCACTCGCTTAATCTTCACTCGTAAATTCATTCCGTTCACTCCTTATAAGTAACTTTTCAATTTCTCTTTCTGTTTTTTCAACACTTCCAATGAAAGCTGTGTTTTCCGCTTCTCGTTATTCAATCCAACCAAGTGATATTCCATTTTACGAATCTCATCCTCTACTACATCGAGTTCACTTTGCACCTGCACCGCAGTTTCTTTCTTCACGCAATCCCTCCTACAGTCCTAATTCGTTCATAAGCTTGCCTTCATCAAAACCATAAATGAACTTACCGTTTTCGAATTCAAAAGTAGGAGCTGTTTGTATTCCTAAAATTTCTTGGTGCGCCTTACCTTCAGGTGTCTCTAGATTAATTTCTGTAATCTCGACTTCTACTGGACAAGATGCGAATAACATCTTAGCTCTCATACAATTAGGACAATTATTTTTCGTGAACATAGTGATCTTAGTTGCCATTCTTATTACCTCTTTCCGCTTCTTGTTTTCTGTAAAACTCTTTAATCGCTTCTTCCCAATACGTGTAGTTACAGCTTGTCATTACTTTTTCTCTCCCTTCGCTTCTACTAATAATTGAGTTACTTCGTAAGTACCATGCTCTGTATATTTCACTGTTCTTCCTCCTTGTATTTAGATAAGATTGTTGTTAATGCAATCGCTGTTCCTTCGTTAGCAATCCATTGACCACGATAGTAACCAGATAAACCTAAATCTCCATTGTCATACGCTTTGTCTGATTCCTTTCTGCTTTCTGCTGCCGATTGTTGCAAATGGTTTATATACCCCTTAATCGCTTCCTTCACTCTCTCCATCTCCTTTTATTAGCTCCTTCAGTTCCTCGATTGATCCCTCGAATAGATCACGCCCGTCTGGAAGCTTGTATATACGATTATCGATTAATTTATTAATCAAAATGTTTTGCTTATCCATGTTGCCTCCTAAATAACTTGCTTATTCTTCCTTGTCCCTTGACTTCCTAATGGTTGTGTGGCTGCCATCTCGTAAGACCACCCTTCGCGCAATCTATACCAAAACGCTCCTCTACTTACTCCATTACTTTCAGCTATATCCAACCAATTCCCATGGCTACTTTGTCTCACGTGATTTTCAATTGTTTTTTCAAACCTTGTCTTGCCTATATCACGTAAGCTATGTTTATTTCCATACTCTTCAGCTTTCTTATAAATCCCTTTTAAAATCCTACTTATTTGTGTCTGCGTTACACCTAACCGTTTGCCAATTGCAGCTTGTGTCATATTTTTAGCATGTAATTACCATACAAATTTCTCTTTACTACATAAGGTTGATAAGAACGCTGTGATTATCATTTTCTTAATAACATTATCGAGTGTCATTGATGTTTTTTTATCTATTAGCGTATTTTCTAGAGTGACTTTCTCCTTGTTCACCTCTTTATTTAATGGTGTTTGAAGTGAAATCGTTCTAGGATTAAATTCTTTTGCTGTCTTCACATCTCTCACGCTAACTTCTAGTAATTTAGCAATACTTTCCACTTCTTCATCATGAAGTTTCATTCTAGAAATCTTTCCTTTGATTTCATACACTTCGTTCGTAATCCTAATTTTTTGCGAGTCCCTAACAGCCTTTCTTATATATCCAAGTATTATTGGAACAGCGAATGTCGTAAATTTAAACCCAAGTTCTGTTTTAAAATCTCTTCTCGCTGTGACCAACCCCAACATTCCAGATTGAATTAAATCATCCATATTTAAATTTGTTTCTTGTTCAATTGCTTTAGCGATATTGGAAAAATATTTGTTTACATAGTAATAAACTAGCCTGCTATACTTTTTCATAAAATCATCATCAGTCATCATTAGAACATCTTCTTGTTCAATCAAATCCTTTTGTTCATCCCCCACCGTTTTCTCCTCCTAATTTAATTTCATAACTCCTTTTTTCATGCTCCTAGGCCCATTGGACGTGATTTGATTTTATTTTTATCAGCTTGATCCATAATCAAGGCTGCTATTTCTAATTGATGTCGTCCTAACTCTTTAGCAATATCAATGAAAGTTTTTCCTTCCTCCCACATCTCTTGGAATCGGATTACTTCGCTTTCATCAAAAACTAAATCCAATTCCTCAAGTGCTACGTACAAGTTACGGCGTGATTTTTTCATATACTTCCGTTGTTGCGCTTTGATTGTATATTGTTCTAATTGCATTGCTGTTTTGACTCTAGCCATCAATTTCCCCTCCTAATCCAGCGCTAGAAATTCAGCTCTGGTACGTTTCGAATGAGTTATCATAATCTTCTGAATGCCTTTACCATGCTCTTCTATTGTTGCATTCCAAGCTTCGGTTTCAGTTTTAGCATCAAAACAATCCATCTTTTGCCGTTCTTCTTTATCGTAAAAATGGACTTCATAGCTTGGATTCAAAAACTTTTCACTGGTACTTATCGCGTCATAGTTGAAACTACCCATAACATCATCAATAGTTAATTGCTTCATAATCGCATCCCCAGTTATTTTATTTTTTCTGTGATGGTAGTTGATACACGATCAACTTTCCCACCTTGCCAAGTGATTACTTGTTCCCCAAACCCTGTTACTGGAGGATTCAGTGGAGTAACCTCACCATTTTTAACCACATAAATTTTATTATCAGTAACATCGATTTCAACTTTCGTAGGCTTCATACGACTGAAATCCTCCTTTTTCTTGTTAGCTAACTTTTTGCTGTTTATTATGTTGTGCTCTTGTTTCATTAATTCGAACTTTATTAACCATGCTTGCCAACGTTTTTCATTTTCTGCTTGCTGTCGCTTTGCCACTTCACAATTACAACCGTTCGTTTCAATTACACCCGGATAAGTTTCTTTACGAATAATCCCTGTATCATGACAGAATACGCACATTTTTATTTCCTCCTTTTATGCTTCGATAAACCTTTGTAAACGTTGCTTCGCTATCTCTCTTCTATAGCTAGCCGCTTCATTTTTTACAGTTAGACTCGTTTCAACCATTCGATCATATGAACGTTTTCCAACTTGGTTTTTCAGCTCTTTTGGTTCCAAGTTACTCGTATATAAAGTAGGAAGTTCTTTTCTGTACCGACCATCAATGATATTGAATAATTTTTCTTCTACCCATTCCGTAGTTTTTTCTGCTCCAATATCATCTAATATAAGTAAGTCGCATTCTAAAAGTGCTCTCATAATTTGTGTTTCATTTTCTTTGTTTTCACTATTGAATGTGCTGCGAATACGTTGTAATAATTCCGGAACACTTTGAAATACTACGATGTATCCTTTTTTAGAAAGCTCATTTACAATTGCGGCCGCTAAGTGTGTTTTACCATTACCAGGTTCTCCCCAAAGCATTAACGATTCCCCGTTCCACTCTTTAAAAGTCTTCACGTATTTCACTGCAACTTTATAAGCTGTCTCTGATCCATTTCTATCTAGAAACGATTCAAATGTACTTTTGGAGAACCTTTCCCCTAAGTTACTGATGCTGAACAACTTTTCTATTTCTCTCTTCTTAGCAAAGTTTTGAGCTTCACGTATTTTTGCTTCTTCACGTTCTACAACACACTCACATGTAGGAAGTATTTTGTTTTTAATACGTAACTGCGGAACTTCTACAGTGATTGCTGCGATATATTTATTACATTGTTCGCATGTATACCCTTCCGTTTCTTCACTACAAGCCGATGTATTCACTATCCGAGTCATCACTCTTCCTATTGATTCCGACACGTTTTTTCACTCCTTTATTTCGTTGATATTCCGTTTCTAAAGCATCCACATCTTTTAAGGTCTTCACGTTATTGTTAACCCACTGTTTTAAAATGCCCTCAGCATAATTCCATTTCTTCTGCTGTTTCAAAGCACGCTCCATAGCTGCTTGTACCAGTTCTTCGCTTGTATCATTTACCCATTGTGAAATATTTTCGGCTATGAATGAATTTAAAGTACCGAAATTATTTTCGTAGAAAGAGAAGATACTACTACTTTGTATATAAGTACTTAGTTCTTTAGTATTTAGTTCTTTAGTATTTAGTAGCTTGGGATTTTCCACCGGTGGTTTTTCCACTGGTGGCTTTTCCTTTGGTGGAATCTCCACTGGTGGCTTTTCCACCACTGGGTCATTTTGTGGAACTTCATAGATGATTGTTTCCCACTTAATGATTTTGTTCTTATCATCTCTAACTGGAAATCTTTTAAGATACCCATATTCCTTTAATTCTTTCATTCCAGCTCTTAAGCTATCTAGCCCATCCTTTGCATGCCTAGATAATTCCTCTCTATAAAAAACCCAATCATCAGGAAGTGTAAGAATATATGCTAAAATCCCTTTTGCTTTCCAACTTAACCTTTTATCTTTAAGGCCTGTATTATTTATTGTTGTGTAGTTCTTATCTTTATTAACTCGAAAAGTAGCCATTCATTTACCTCCTCGTACAAACCGCCACATATGCTTGTCCACTTTTGATAATCCGTTGAATTTCATAATGCGGATAACCAATCTTGAAATACTGTTCAATCATTTTCTTTAATTCATCTTTGCTTTTTGCCAAATCCCAAAACTTATTAGGTAATAGCACTTGATATTCAGTTAAACGCATGTACTATTTCCCTACTTTCCGTGATATACTTATAACAAGTGTTTTTTCAAAGGGACCCACTGCCATGGGTCTTTTTATTTTGCTTTACGTCACTCCAAGCCCATTGTTTTATTGGTTCATAAGTGATGTATCCTAACCCAACACTACATGCGATAAACATTGCGAATATAACTAACGATGTTGTATCTTCCACTAAATCACCTCCTTATTGTTCAGATATCCATTGCAACAAGAACTCTTTTACTTGTTGAGCTGGGAAATACCATTTACCACCTACTTTGTGTTTTGGAAACCTAGGGTCAAAAAAGAATGTTTTTTGGATGGTATTCCATCCCATACAAGTTCTTCTTTTTAACTCGTTAGCGTCCCAATACACTAACTCCGCATCAATTTCTTTAACTACTTCTTCGACTTTTGCTAGATACAGATTTCTTACTTCTTTTTCATCCACTTGAACACTAATCATTTTCATATCTCCTTTTCTATAAAATTTTAATTTTATTGGTTAAGAAATATAGTCATCTAATGCACTAGGTCTTTCTGGTGGATACCATCCTGCGATAAATCGCATAGCATTTTGATAATATTTTCTTGGTATTTTATCGTATTTAGCGACACCGAAATGTCTTTTTAATGCGCCGTAGATTCCCTGATACGATGCATTGTCATAACCTTCTTTTTTAAGTTCAAAAACACGTTGTTTTACTTTTCGTTGTACAGCTCCTTTGTGTTGCTCAGTAAGCCATAATTCGTTATCTACCAGAAGTTTTATTTTGTTCATTTCTTCATCCGTATGATCTTGTCGTGATTTTATTTGTTTGAGTTCAGTCATACTATAGATAATTGCATCTTCAACACTTTTCGGTTGTTGCTGTAACTTTTGAATATGTTCTTTCATTCGTTTAAACTCTTGTAAGAACTTAATTTTCATTTTCATTGCCTCTGGTGTTATGTAGCTCATTGCAACAATTGCAAATGCATCTTCTGTAAGATTGAATTTTGGATACCATTGTTTATTTTGGTGATGCTGATATTGGGTACGCTCAAAGTTGAGCTGCCCCCATTCCATTTCATTTGCTTCAATCAATTTTTCTATCTGGACCTCAACATCTCGGATTACATTTTTATGTTCTTTTCCAAACATTTGAGCCATTGTTAGACTGTCTGTGACCACTTGGCTTCCTTCAATAAAAACAAATTCACTTATTGGCTGCTGTAAAAGATGTAATTGATTCATTTTCTTCCCCTCTCTCGGTTCACATTTCGTGAACGTTTGATTAAAAAATAATAGTTAACTTTTCGTTAACCTTCTACTAGTTCACCTACCGAAACTCCATATAATTTAGATAGTAAACCTAGTCTATATAAGCTCGGTTGCCTCTTACCTGACTCAAGTTGTGAATAAGCAGACTTTGTTGAATATCCAAGATAATCACCTACATAAGCCTGACTATAACCACGATTCTTTCGTAACGCTTTGGCTTTTTCTATATTTAATTTCATGTTTATCACCTTTGTTCGTTTCGTTAATTTGATAATATCACAATGTTCACTATTTGTGAACCTGTAAATTTAATTTTCTTTAAAAAACTTAAAAAAGGTTGTCTTTGAGTGAACTTTTCTGTTACATTTTAAATATATATTGAGTATATATTTAATGTACAAACGCAAAAGATAATGGTATATGTGAACGTTATAAAGGGGAGGAAACAAATGAACCACAAATTAATTAGTAAGAGGGTAAAAGAAATTAGGACTGAAATATTAAAAATGAGTCAGTCTGAATTCATTAATGCACTCGGACTAAAAAGTAAATCTGCGGTTTCAATGTGGGAGAACGAAGAAATAGATAAATGCCCATCAAGAAAAACTTCTTTAGATATAGCAAAACTTGCAAATATATCTGTAGCTTATGTATTAGGTGAATCAGATGAAAAGAATCCTGTAACAACTGCTCAGGACGAATTCGAAGAACTAATAGCTCAATTTAGAGAAAAAGATCCAGAAAAGCAAAAAGAAATTATGAAATTATTTAAAGACTTAATGAAAATAACGGGCGATTGATAGCATCAGAAGCTACCGATCGCCTGTTTCATTTTTGATATAATTTCTAGTGATTTTTCATCACCTTCATGTGCTGTTTTCATAACATCTAATAATTGCAATTCGAATTCCAATACCTCTGCTGCTGTTACGTTTTCTAAACTCTCCTTTTTCATACCTAAAACCCCCGTTTTTATCTATATAGATTGTGAATTGTTCACAAGCGTAAAACTTTTACTTGTTCCCCTAAAAAGTTTTATAGCCTATAATGCACGAAAGACGCTACCGAAGTAGCGTCTTTTTAAAATCCCCTTATTTTAAGCTTAAAGCCCACCGGGATCCGTCATCATATATTGAATTGTAGGTGTAACATTTGAATTGGCACTAACTTTTGTGTCTGTCTTATATACTAATGTACATAAGGCAAAGGTACAGATTACTGTTACAATAATTTTTTTCATTTAACTCACCTGCTCTTTCGTTAAGGCTTCACGAATAGCCTGCATGTAATATATATTACCATTTTTGGCAAGCTCTAGCAATGCATTATTAAGATATTCTATTCTTTTTTCTGGTCTAGCGTAAGCATAGTAATACCATTGAAACCCAGTCAATTTTCCGTTCTCTTCTAACAACTCATTTAATAACTTAATAGCAAGGTTTCGATCGCCATATTTCGCTTCAAAAAAAGCAATTTCAGCCTTATCTATTGCTGTAAAATCAATTTTATCAAGATTAAAGTTATGTTCTATATAAAGAAAAGCTAATGTTGTATGAAATGATTTGTATTTTCGAGTTTTCTGTGCAGAAGATACTTCTTTTAATAAACTAATAGATTCTAGGATGTACTTTTCAGCTTTTAAAATTTCTCCCGAAAATATATAAGACTCTCCGATACAACATAATGCTGTAGCTTTTGTAATCAAGGCGTTAAAACTTGATTCTACGACTTTATTGGCTATTCTACGGCTTTCGCTAACATTGTTATTTAGAAGCTGTATATAGGCTTGACGCTCATAAAAATGTAATTCTACACATTGTTTTATAAACTTATTTTCCACTTTGGGTAGTGCATTTCTAGCATTATCAGCATGCGGAAGCATCGCACTATAATTCCCGTGGTCATACATGCATACTGTTAATAACAATTCAATAAGTATTTGGCGATCTACATCTTCTATTTGCGTCAGTTTATTGACCAAATAGCTTAATTCTTGTCCACGCATTTCATTACGGTTCCTCTTATTGAAAAGTTCAAATACATCAATATACCTTTGTAAATTTTCGTTTTCTTTATATTTTCTAATTAAATACTGAATAGTGTCATATTCCCCAGCTGCTTGACAATAAAAAAGAGATTTTTTCACATTTAAATCACTTGTGCATTTCATTGCGAATTTTTTTATTTTCAATCTAATTTCTCTTTGATTATCATAGACTTCATTCAACAGTTTCAAAAAGTTCTCAAATTTCATTTCGAATTTTCCATTTAGTCCATTACATAGTGTTGTATTACTAACACCTATTTTTATGGCTAAATCATTTCTAACCATATTGTTGGAATCAATAAAACCTCTTACCTCGTTCATTAACTTTCTCATTTTTGCTCCTCCTATTGGAACAAAGACTTCGCTCGTTTTCTCAACTTTTTTAAAGGGAAAATAATACCATAGTAATGATTTAGTAATATCGGCATGTTATAATGTAAGTGTTACTCGTGTAGTAACCGAAAAGAGACTTATGGCAGATGTTCCCCTCGTGAGTCGGGCGAACGGTGTAAGAGTGGGGCGAATCACTCTTACACACGCTGTGAGTCTTTTTTTCGTTCCGTGTATTTTATTATCATAATAACACAAATTTTCCAAAATTCTGTCGAACTGTTATCTGAAAATTATTGAGAAATTTGAAAAACTGTTATGTAGCAACGTTTCTTATGTTCGACAGAATAGGATATGCCATTTCACATAAAATCATACGAATTCTCTATATGAATATTTTACCACCAAACAAACGTTTGTCTATATGTTTTTTAAAAGTCCTTAAAGATACCATTAATAAATTTAAAAGTCAGGATATCGACCAATTATGGTATAGTAATAAGGCGATTATTATACTCAAACTATGAAAACTACAGTCGGACAAAACATTAAACGGTTACGAAAGTCTTTCGATTTAACGCAAGAACAATTATCTGAAAGAACAGGTTTATCGCGCGGACAAATCAAAAATTGGGAAACTGATCGTCATGAACCTGACCTTGAAAGTTTAAAAGTACTTGCGTCTTATTTTAACACCTCCACTGACGCACTTCTTAATTTTGAGAACAAAAAAGAAGATGCGTTATTAGAATTACTATTTAATGATATCCAAAGAGCCTATGAGGAACTTGATGGACGTCAGCAAGGCCGTTTCGCAAAACAAGTTTCATTGTATGTGAAAATGTTGCAAAACAACAAAGAAATACTTTAATTTGATTTCATCATAAAAGAAATCATTTCCAATTTCAAATTGTAAAATTTTCTTTCTTTTACAATTTAAAGAAGAGAGGGCATAAGGCTCTCTCTTCTTTTTTATTTTTACATTAATTAGGTTGTCGTGATATTATTCTAATTAAGTTCGACAGTAACATATCCCACATCAAGTATTATGACACGATATAAAGGAGGATTTTTGATGGCGACTTTCAGAAAGCGGGGCAAAAAATGGGAATATCGAATCCGATACGTTGATAAAACCACTGGTAAAAAACGAGAAATAAGTAAAGGTGGATTTGATTCAAAAAAAGAAGCTACCTTTCATGCTAATGAAAGAGAGCGTCAATTATTTCACGGAATGGCTGCTGACAGCAAGAAAACTCTATTAAGTGAATATCTAATTGAGTGGCTGGAGACTTATAAAAAAGGTAAAGTGGGGCAAAGCACTTATATTCTCCATAAAAACAATATTAACAATCACATCATCCCATATTTTAAAAATATCAAATTAGCGGATATGAATAAAATCGAATACCAAAAATTTATTAATCACCTTATAAACAAAGGCTATTCCAAACGAACAGTAGAAATTGTTAACTCAACAATGTCTAATTCAATAAAACGCGCTATAGATTTAGAAATGGTCTACAAAGATTTCACAAACAGAATTCTAATTGCTGCGGATCACTTCAACCAGCATTCGAAAAAGGAGAATTACTTAACAAAAGAACAAGTATCAAAATTATTGAATACGGCTCACAAAGACAAAATGATATATTATGTATTAATCTATACCTTAGTAGAGACTGGTATGCGTAAAGGCGAAGCAACAGCATTAGAGTGGGACACAAATATTGATTTAGATAACAAAATGATTCACATCGATAGAACTATAAATTATCACGCATATACTCCTACCGGACAGAAGAATAGTAAAGACCTAATAGGTAAAACAAAAACTTATGATTCTGTGCGTTCAATTACTATTTCAGATAGACTTGTCTCTGTACTAAAAACATTTAAAACTTATCAAAATGAGTGCAAGCTAAAACTCGGTGCTAGGTATGATAAAACTTATGATTTTGTATTTACAACTACAGGTAAACCAATACCAAAATCAACATTGAAAAATGTTTTAGATCGCATTATAAAAAACGCAGAATTACCTCAAATCGGTGTTCATGGGTTAAGGCATACTCATGCTGTTCTTCTTTTAGAAGCTGGAGTAGAAATGAAATATATCCAAGAAAGATTGGGGCATAAAAGTATCGAAATTACTTCTAATATTTATTCTCATGTCACACCTAAAATAATAGAAAATGAACAAAGTAAATATGAAGCTTATGTGGGGCAAGAATTTATTTTCTAG